ATGAAACTAGAAACCCACTTTTGAATATACCAAACATGCCAAACGTAAGTGCAGTCAGTGCTTTGGAAGAAGGTGATCTTTTTGAAGACAATGGTTTTGTAAAAATTAAACGTGCAAATGCATTTGCTGTTACAACAAATGTAGGCACGTCAGCAGTAGGAACAGTAACGGTGGTAATATCATGACAAATATACTTATTATGCCAGACGGTAGTCAGTGGCGACCTTCTACAAGTTCTGATATAGTAGAATGTGTAAGCTGCGGTAACGAAGTGGATACACCAGAGGAAATTGCTTCTTATCCAGATGGCAACTGCCCTGATTGCGGTGAGTCATGGACAGGAAGTGAAAAGCGCAGTACAACTATTGTAGTAACAATGCCTGAAAAAATCTCTGGAGGATCGGGTTAATGGCTGAAAACAAGCAAGGTTATTTTCTTGGAGGCATAATAGGTAGCCTAATAGGTAAGGCAGTTTTACCTAAATTGTTTGGTGCGGGTCTAGGTAGTCTTTTGCCTGGCATAATAGGTAGTGTTGTAGCTAGTTCATTGCTTAAACCAAAGGGTAGTGGAAGCAAGGAAAGTGTATTGGAAAAACTGGCACAGTTTAATGCAGCCCCTAAAACTAAAGATCCTTATAAAAACTTATATAAATCTAAATTCATTGATCCAAACACAGGAGAAGCACCTCAGTTCGACAATCCAGAAGATTTGCTTGCGTACGACAAAAACTATTTAGCAACATATGGAGATCCAACACAGCCTCCAGAACAACGAAAAATCTTGACAGCGGCAACTGGTGGTATGATGGAAAGTGGTATTGGGGGCTTGATCCAAGGTCCAGGAAACGTGACCAGTGATTCAATACCTGGTGGTATTATGCAGAACGGTCAGAAGGTGGAAGAGATATTGGTATCTAACGGCGAAGTTATTCTATCAGGAAAAGATTTGGCTGGACTAGATCCAGATGGTAACATGGAAAGAGCGGGTATGCGATTAGGTAATGCACCTAACGGTAGCCGTGGTGCAGAAGCGGCAAGGATGTTTGCTGAAGTTAACAGAGCATAGAAGGGTAAGACTATGGCAGAAACAACAACTACACAGATAGCGGACTTACCCGAATATCAGAAAGAATATTTACAAGAGATTCTGCAACGGGCACAAGCTCTGGGTAAGCAAGCTTACACGCTTCCATCCTATCAGGTTGCAGGTCGTACGCCCATACAACAGCAAGCTACGAACCTAGCTACACAAGGTATCGGTGCGTATATGCCTATGTTACAGGCAGGAGAGAAAGCCACCGCTGCGGGTATCGCGGCGACTGAAAGCTTGTTAGATCCGAATGCTGCGATGGCGTTTATGAATCCATTTCAGAAAGCTGTTTCTGATGAAATAAATCGTGCATATGATATTCAGGCTAAAGATGCTGGACTAGCTGCTGTCGGACAACCTGGCGGTCCGTCTGCTTTTGGTGGATCTAGATCCAAGATAGCAGAACTTGAGATAGATAGAAATCGAGCCTCGGCTCTTGCACAAGCACAGGCACAAGCTTTTGGTCAGGCACAACAGCAACAGTTGGCACGAGCACAGTCGGCGGCACAGGGGCTGGGTAGCTTGGGTATGCAACAGGCTAAACTCGGCGAGGCGTTTCAAGGTCTCAACATTAACGACATCAACATGCTATCTGCTCTTGGTGGTCAGGAACAGCAACAGCGTCAGAGAGAACTGGATGCAGCAAGACAAACACAGTATCAGAATGTTATGCAACCGTACCAACAACTCGGATTTTACTCAGACATATTCCAAGGTATGCCAACATCTCAGACTACATTTACATCGCAACAGTCTCCAGATCCTAGCATGTTGTCACAGATTGGTGGTCTTGGTATGGGACTTTATAGTCTCGGCAAAGCTGGAATGTTTGGTTAAGGCAGGAGTTTAACTATGAATGTAATGAACCGCAAATTGTTTGCTAATCGAGATGCTCGTCAGAAACTGGCAAGCATGGGCGGTATAGTTACATCATCTCCAGAGCTAATAAACACAGTACAAAGTTTTAGAAAAGGCGGAAGAACCATTACCTTTGGTAACACTAAGCTTGTGTTATTTGATGATGGAGAAATGTACGCCGAACTGGAAGATGGGCGTAGAGTAAAACTAAATGAAGCACAAAAAGCAGAAATCAAAGCTTTATTAGAGATTCGAAATGAAAGACGTAGGGATGAAGTACTAGAAAAAGGTGCAACGGCTAAAGGGCCAGACGTTTTTGCAGATACTCTTGGAGATATCGGATATGAAACTATTTCCCCTGAAGTTCGTCAAGAGGTTGATAAACAATCTCAAGTTTTGGATGTTCTTAAAAGAGGTAAAGGTATAAGAGAGGCAGCGATAGCAACAGGATTAACTGTTGCTGATGTTTTAGATGTTGCCGCAGGGACATTAGGTGTAGGCATTAACGAAATAATAGCACTGGGCACCGAGGGTCTTGCCGCTGTATTAAACGCCGCTGGTCTTGAGGGGGCATCGCGAACTGCTGCTGAACAAGCTGGAGAGTTAAGAGAAGCCGGAAGAGATTTTGTTTTTAAAGAAGAAGACTTTAATTTATCCGACCCTTCGACTTATCCTAGAGTGGTTGGTTTACCTTCAGAAGTTATAAAAAGAAGAACAGACGAAGCGAAAAAAATAAAAGAAACTTCAGATGTTGCTCCAGGTATTGGTCCCGGAGGTCTGGATGTTCTAGTCAAAGGTGCACTAACGACAAAAGAGCAACGTGCAAAGATTGCAGAGCAATCCGATGCTGCGATAAAAAGAGCTAGTGCTGAAACATTAAGGGATACTGGAGAATCAGTTCCGTTTACAGGGAGGACTGATTTATTTTCAGTGACACCGAAATCAGGAGTGATGTCTTCTTTAGGTGGATCAGAGGTGCTGTTTGATTTGTTGCAAGGAAAGGACACTGTTCCTGATAAAACAGCTTCAGTAGGTTTTGAAGGTGGTGATCGAATTGCCCCACCAGTTAGATCCCCGTCAGGTTTCGGAGAAGGAATTATGAGCCAAGCTCCAGGGATCTCGGTTCCTAATGTGGATATAGGCGAAACTGGGTTGGAAAGAGCTAGGGAAATAGCGGAAAGAGACGCAGCTATACGAAACGCCCTGCAAGATCCAAGGACAAGTGGGATTACTGACTTTCTAGACAAAGTGCAAAACGATGAGAGAATATCCGACGTAGTCAAACAAAGGGTTAAAGATGATACTCTTTATGATCCAAAAGCCCTTGGTGCAGTTACTACGGACAAAACGTTCTTTCCTGATGGGGATGATCCACAATCAAAAGCAATATCTGATTTAAACCAACGGGCTTTGCAGTTTCTTAGAACTGATACATCTGTACCGCTTAGCGAGATATATGGCGATGTAATAGGTGGTGATGTACGAGCCATTGCTAAATATCAAGGAGCTAGTCCAGAAGAAGTTCAGGCTATTTCTGATCGGTTGGCAAGGGAAGCCGCAGCTGAAGAGGCGGCAAAAGAACAAGGGTTTTATGATGAGAAAGATGAAGAGATTCAGTCAGAGTATGATAAGGCAATTGCAAAACAACAGGCTATACTTGACGCTGACGCCGATGCCGCTGCATTAGAAGATCTAAAAACAACAGCCAAAGAGATAAAAGAAAAGAAAGAGGAAGAAAAAAAGATTGACCCTAAAACTCTTCCAGTTCTTGGTGAGGAAGACACTGATGCCGATGCAAAGGCGGCTCAAGAAAAAAGTTTTAGTTTATCAGATGCACCAAAAAAGATACAAAAAAATCTAAAAAAGAATTCAGATGATCCAGCAGGAGCAGTCACTAAAACTACCCTAAATGACGAGGGTATTGATACGAGTAACATGTCTCTGAAGGAAAGAGTAAAGTCTATGAGAGGCGTACTTTCCGAGTTGATAGGAGACTCAGACGAAGATAAAAACGAAGAGTTTTGGTTGGCTATGGCTAGGATCGGGTTTGGTGTTGCCGCTGGTGAAGATCCAAGTGCATTAAAGAATATTGCTGATGGTTTGCTAGATGGTATTAACGAGATAGCAAAAGATCGCAAAGCCGATAAGAAACGTGACGATGATCTTACTCTTGCTGCTTTTGACATGGTACGTCAGGATGATAGAGACGCTCTTAACTATCAAAGACAGATAGGTTTGATAGACGCAAGACAACGTGCCACTCAAGATGAAGACATCAGTAATGCGTTCCGTTTACAGAAAAATGCTTATGTAAAATCTTTGACAGATATGGTTCCTAAATATGGTACAGGTTCTGATACTTCTATAGAAGAAATAAATAGACAAGCCACGAATCTTGCCTTTCAAGACTTAGCCACTCAATTTAGTCCAACGGTTCTTAAACAGTCCACGTTGTATCAGAGTCCTAGCAACAAGACATTTATTGACAATGCAATAGAAGCACTTAACGCTCAACAATATTTGTAAAGAGGCTTAAATGGCAACAGTAGAAGAATTAGAAGCAGCCATTGCTCGAGCGGAGTCTGATAACAATGAAGACGCGGCAAACTACCTTCGCAAAAAATTAAATCAAGCCACTGAAGAAACGTTATCTGAAACCGCATTGCAAACAGAAGCCTTGATTGATTCCTACGAGGGCGTTGGTACTGAAACATTTGAAGGTATTTTGTCTGGTCTTTTAAACGCTAGTGAAGGTGCCTACAGTGTGTATGCAAGTGTAGTTGATCCAGAAGATAGTGATAAGAAAATCAAGAACTATGCCGAGACAACAGACAAGATAAGAAACTACCTATCAATTGATCCGCAAGGAGTGGCTGGCACAGTTGGTGAGGTTGGTGGTCAATACGTCATTCCTAGTTTAGCCGCTATAATTTCAACTGGTGGGTCTTCTTTGCTCGTTCAATTAGCTGCGTTGGGTGCTACTGACTTTATTGTTGCAAACGACGATTATACAGGGGTTGCAAACTTTTTTGACAACGCCCCCGATGTATTAAAACAACAAAGTTTAGATGGTTTAAGCGGCAAAGAAGCTTCAGACACAAGACTCAAAAACAAACTAAAAGCAGCGGGTGAAGGTATAGGGTTTGGTATTATTGGGCCATACATTATTAAGGGGGCTTCAGCCGTTGGGGGCAAAACCATATCGGCTATCGGAGGTGTGCCGATTGTGGCACCAGTAGCTAGAACAATACAGGCAGGGGCAGATAAAATTTCTTCTGGGTTTGGAAAACTAGAGGAGAAAAGAAGAATAGGCGAAGATCTAGGTCTATTTAAAAACACCTTAGTAGATGCTCTATCTGTGTTCAGATACCGAGGAATTTTACCTGAAGAGGTTAGTGACGAACGTCTGCTAATTGCAGGAAGAAGTCAGAAAGATATAACAAGAGCAGAAAAATCTGCGGCTGAACTAGAAAACAACATAGATAAAGTATTCAAACGTGGTGCTCAAATCATGGTCAACGGAACGCGGATGGATCGTGAGGGTTTTCTTACAAAAGTAGAAGATGTTTTGACTGCTCCCAATGCTCAACAAGCCGAGGAAATACTAGAAGTTTTACCCTCTTCTTTAAAAACTCCGTTAAAGAAAATGAGAACTCATCTGGATGAAGTACGACCTCTTGTTCTTGGCTCAAGCTTTTTAAAACGAAATGATTACTTGAATCCTGAGACACAGGAAATGTTGAGTGAAGTTATTGGCAGAAATGTAGGAGAGTATCTACGCAGAAGATACAGAATATTTGAAGACGTAAACTATCAACCGTCAGCCGAAGTGTTAGAAACAGGGTTAAGGGGTTTCATGGCGGACAGATCTGCGACTGCCAAACAGTTGCAAGAAATAGCAGACAATCCTTTAAATGATCTTTCTAGAGCGGATGTTGGTCTGTCTCCTGATGGAGACTTGCTTGGAGATGTTACTAGAGAAATGGCAGAGTTAGCTCGTGATAACTTCTTAAAAAAGAATGCGTTAAAAAAAAGAAGCATTGCATCTAAACTTACTCCAAGCCGAATCGCGTCTGAAAGAATTGCTCCAGGTATGTTCATAGAAAGAGTTAATTTACCTGATTATCAGAAAGCTTTGTTGGGAGAGGTAAAGAATCCTTTAGAATCTTATGTTGCTACAATGGCGGACATCTCTGAGTTTCTAGCTGTAGATAAGTTCCAAGGTAAACTTGTTGATCTAGCACAGAACAATCCATTGTTTTCTCGATTTATCAAAGACACCAGAAACATGACCCCTGATCAGATTAAAATTCTTACAAAGGACGATGGCTACGTTGTGTTAGGAAAAAAACTAGACGACCCTACAGTAGATCTTGGACCGAGTGAAGCGTTGTCTGAGTGGGGAGCCTTAAATGGTTTTGCTGTTCCTATGCGTGTTTACAAAGATCTAACCAGAACCGTGTTGGGTGACATGGGTGTAATAGGTAATGGCATAAGAGCAACGTACTCTGGTTTTCTTCGAGGCAAAGGTGCTGTTCAATACGGTAAGACAGTTCTTTCTCCAATTACACAGGTCAGGAATGTTACGTCCGCATCTTTGTTTGCTCTTGCACAAGGAAATATTGGTTCTGGAGCGACTCTAGGTGAGTCTCTTAGAACAGTTATGAATGGGTACAAGAAACTTCCTGATGATGTGCAGGTTGCTAAATTTAATCGAGCACAAGAACTAGGTATAACAGGCACACAGACACAGGTTGAGGAAATAAAAGCTCTTCTTAAAAAAGGTTTTGATCCAGATGTATCAACTATAAATGGGGTACAAGTTGGTAGAAAGTTTGGATCTAAGTTTGGGGACACTGGCGTAGGTGGAGCCTTGATGGGCTTTGGTAAGACGGCTCAAAACTTCTACACTGGAGGTGACGATCTCTGGAAACTATACAACTGGACATTTGAACAAAGTAAAATAAAGAAAGCCTTGGCTAATTTAGATGAAGCTGGCAAAGTCGCTGTTCTTAAAAACGTTGATGACGAAAGCGCACAAAGAATAGTTGCTAATCTTCCTGAAAGTAATCTGTTAAGACAAGAAGCTATCGATAGAATGACAGAAGAGTACGCAGCCAATATTGTTAGAAATACAGTCCCCAACTACGCAAAAGTCCCTGAGTTTATTAAGTCATTGAGAAAAGCACCTGTTGGTAACTTCATAGCTTTTCCTTACGAAGTGTTGAGAACAGGTGTTAATACCATTGCTACTGGCGTAACAGAATTGGCTAGTGCCAATCCAGAAATACAAAAAATAGGTCTTCGAAGATTGGTAGGAGCAAGTGCCGCTTTCTATGGGTTTGAAGAATCTTTGAAGAAACTTTCTGAGTTAGCAACAGGTGTGACTCAAGAACAAATGGAGGCATACAAAGTTGCAGCGGGTGCTGATTACGAAAAGTATTCTACGTTATTAGCAACAGGACCTGCAAGAGCCGATGGATCTCCTAGTTCTTATGTGAATATGACTTATACAAACCCTTATGGAATCTTAACCGAGATACTTAACGCAGCCACTACTACAATTGGAGAAGGAAAAACTTTAGGAAAAACTCCTGCACAGATTACTACAGATGCTGCTCAAGAAGTATTGAGTCAAGTTATGTCTCCGTTTTTCGAAGAGTCTATCTTCTTGGGAGTTATTCGAGATGTATTAGATCCAAACTCTAGTGTGCCTGTGGCTTCTCAATTGGCTCAGTACACGGGGGGAAGAGCAGGACGTACCATCACTGGTGCAAAAGTTTATAGTGCAGAAGACTCTCCTGGGGATAAAGTAGCTAAAAGTTTTCAACATATTGTTGGAGGTCTTCTACCTGGTATTTCTCCTTTTGAAGTTAGAGGCGGAGAACTTGAACCCAAGCCTTTATTACGAGCCGCAATTCAAAAGGCAGGTTTAGGAGATGAATTAGGTGTCGATCCTAAAAATAGACAAGGACGTGAGCGTGGCATTCAAGAAGAACTCGGCAGAGCCTTTACAGGTATTCCCACCACTCCAACTAATCTAGAAAAGTCTCTGTACTACAAAGGACAAGGTATGTTGTCAGAGCTTCGGGATGCAAACAACATCTGGACAAGTGTTACGCAAAGAGAAAATGTACGAGCGGAGGATCTCCTTTCCGCATATGTTTCAGCCAATGAAGCCAAGTATCGTGTGATGAATAAGTACAAAAGAATTTTTGATGCTTATGAAAAATTAGGTATGAGCAAGAAAAAGATCTATGGCACTCTAAAAAAAGAAGGTATATCTGGGGCAGATGATATATTAAACAACACCTTTGTTCCCGTAACAATTAGCGAAACAATATTAGGAAGGTTAGCTAGAAACGAAAGATTAGATAGGTTACCAGCAGATGAAATAATTCAGTTGCAGAATACAATAGCGGGAAGACCCTTTGGTCAACAGTCTTTGGAAATACAAAAGTTAGAGGAGTCTAAGGCTCAGCAGAGATTAGAAGAACTCAGTAAAAACTATTCTGATTATATGGCTGGAGCTAGAAGAGCAGAGTCAGAAGGTAATTTAAGTGCAGCTAAATTTTTAAGAAACAAAGCTAATAATCTATTAAAGTCTGTTCCAGAAGAAGATAGAGTTAATATACAAACCACAGTAGAACCAACTGTTGATGCTGCTCCCGCTCCTGCTCCTGCTCCACCACAACCAACCATACTACAACAGGTGCAAGATAAGACTAGAACCATACTGGGCACAGCAAGCAACCCAATATCTGCATTAAGGGACTTGGAAATTTTTCAGAGTACGAGAGACTAATCCTCCACCTCAATCCTAACGCCCTTGCCCCCGAACAGTCTAACCAGTTCGTCAGCCTTTCCCTCTGTCTCTTGGACCAGGTCCTCATCCATTGATATTACCGATAGATCAACTGCCCATCCGATAAAATCCATCAAGGCTTCTATCTGCATAGGATGCATCTGTTTTAATCCCAAGGTTTTCATATCAGGATCTATCATTCGATTTCCCCCCAGTTGTCCTTGAGTTCATCGTCAACTTTAGAGGGGACTTTCAAGACGTCCGACAGCCCATTCTCCATTATGTCCTTGATGCATCGCGCTTGGTCGTCACCCTCTACTGAGAAGCATAACTCATCATGAACCGTAAGCATAGGTAAAAGTCCCTCTGAATAACAATCAGCCATAGCTTTTTTTGTCTGGTCGGCGGCTGATCCTTGAATCAATTTGTTCAACGCCTTGTAAGTAAACGCTCTTTTCAATGGCTGACCATATTCTTTCATGGCTTCTTCGTAGGGCAATGGCTTCTTGTATCCAAATGTTCTTGGCTCCCACAGGTGAAAGCGACAGCGACGCCCCAGTATAGTACGGATCTGCCCTGTCTTCTCTGCTTGTTTACTTGCCAGATCTGCAAGACCCTTAACAAACGGCACCTTCTCACGGTGCGTTGCCAGTAGTTCACCAGCTTCATCCGCTGATATGTCCAACTGCCCTGCCAGTTTACCTTTGCCCATGCCATACATGATACCCAGGTTTACGACCTTCGCTTCCTTACGTTTGATCCCTGCTATGTCCGCTACCATCTGGTGCAGATCTACGTCACCGTTTTGGTATTCCTCTACGATTGTATCAACGATAGGGTGTTTAAAATCTGCTTTCAAACTCGCCGCAAAGTGCACCAGTAACCTCGGCTCTTGGCTCGAATAGTCAAACGACCCCCACTTGGTTCCTTCTTCCGGTATAAACAGACCACGGATCATCTTCTTGATTTCAGGATCTCGTGAAGGAATTTGCTGTAAGTTTGGGTTGGATGACGAGAACCTTCCGGTCACAGTGCCACCATCGTCTGATCTAAGCTGATGGAACTCGCAGTGAATACGACCCTTGTGCTCGTGCTTCATGATCGTTTCAATGAACGTACTCTCTGCCTTGTCAAATTCGCGTAGCTTAACGATTTTTTGTGCCGTCGGGTGGGGATGGGCATTGAGATACTGTTTGGTGAATGAGGGAGCACCTGCGTCAGTCTTAGGGTATGGTAGGTTTAACTCCTCAAACACTGCGGCGACTGAGGCCGCTGCCCATGGCTCTATCTTGATTTGTGTTTCCTTAAAGATCTCGTCTTTGATTGTCTGTGTTCTTTTCTTCAACGCAGTTCTTGCTTGCTCTGCTTTGTCAAGATCAACCCTGACTCCAAGTCCTCGCATGTCACACATCATTGGGATTAAACCTGTCTCCAGTTTCCAGATATTCCAGAGATCCTGCTTATCCAGTTCTATCTTCAGACGCTCCCACAGGCGCAAGGTCATACCTGCATCTTGTTCTGCATACCGTCCCACAGCCTCTGGCGGTAGCCTATACATCTCTGCTTTAGGATCAAAGCCCCACTCCGCTGCGGATACACGTAGTAACTTCTCGTCCTTGCGTTCATTGAGATAGTCACGACCTAGATTATTCAGGCTGTATGACCAACGGTTCTCATCAACCACCGCCCCTGTAATCATGGTATCGATAATCCGCCCCTCAACCTTGACGCCCTCGGCACGTAGCCAGCCCAGATCGTAGGTCGCATTGTGCATGATCTTGTCTATGTTTGGTGTTGCCATCTGTCTCTGTAGCCACTTGAGCGCAATCCTCGCGTCCATGTTGTGACCGTTCTCATGGCGGATCGGGAAGTATCCCTGCCAATCTCCTGCGGCTACGGCTATACCTACTATGTATCCATCTTTACGAACCCATCCTGGCCCTAACGTCTTCAGGTTTGGGTCACATGTTTCAAGATCGATCGCGATCTGTTTATACTTTGTAAGGTCAGGAAACTCTGATGGAATGTTCCACGTTAGTTCCTTTCCTTGGTTCATCTGCTTTGCGATGACATGATCCTTCTCAAATAGATTACCTTGATTCATCTTCAAACTCTGCTCCCAATGCTGAATATCCGCACTTGTCGATCCACGAATCTTTGTGGTCGATGGTCTCTAACAATCGACAGGTCTTCACCCAGTCCATCATCAGAGCCACATGCTTTGCTGTTATTTTATTATGTGTTGTGAATGCGTCCTGTACTATTACATTCCAACCAGTTGCTATTCGGTCGAAGTTATCCTTCGCATCTCCATAGTCTTTTGCTCTGTTACCGTTAATCAGTTCTTTCGCTGTATCTAAATAATCGTTGCGTTTCATTCTGCCTCCCATCTAAATTTTAGTTGCCCGTATATTGGTTGCCATTCACGATTTTTACTTTTCTGCCATTTATCGTGCGGTTCAACTTTTCCCATTATCTTCCATCCTGCCCCCTTCAAGCTTGATCCAGGTTCAGATTGCAAAGTATAAGTTACCATCCTTTTACCCCCCATCTGTTGCCAGATTCTCCAACATCTCCCATATAAAAAAGAACAAGTGTTTTTAGGTGCATTATCAACAACGCAGACCCTTGTTACTTCAACCGTAAAAGTATTATCTAAGGTGGCTGAGACAGGTCTACCCACAATTGCAACTCCAACCAACTCTCCTTCAAATTCCGCACCTATAGCAAACTTCCCACCTTGTGGTGGTTTATTGTGACGGTGAAAGTTTCCAACAAACTCACGAGCCTCACGTAGACTTATAGGCACAGGTATTAGTTTCATATCTCGTACCTGTATTTTTTATCCGACTCTATAAGATACAGGTTCTGTTTGGCACGAGTCACTGCCACATAGAATATCCTGTCTTCATCCTCTGGATGTTTACCCTCTACACATGCTTTGGTAGATCCCAAGTATACCGCTACGTTGTCATCCTCACCACCTTTCATGGCATGGATCGTAGAGATCTTGATCCTTGGTTCTTTGTAAACGCTCTCGCCTTTTCTCTCAATAGATCTGATGTAAATCTTTTCCTGTTCCGATAGTCTAATCACATCAAGAGGCGATGTATCTATGGGTGCCAACATCCCAAAGTCCTTGACCAGTTTGGCATGGGTCAGCAGTTCATCAAGCGCAGCGGCATCCAACAGTTTGATAGATCCACGTTTAACAACTGCACCTTTTCCCATCTTTGGCACCATTTCGTACAATCTTTTGACTCTCCCGACATACGTGCCCTTCCCTGTAGTGATATCCTTCCACACAGACATCGCCTCCAGTTTCTTTTCAGGCACAGACCAGTGACCCTTGCGACTGTAGAAGTATCCTTCTTGCTCCAAGAACTCTGCTATATCGTTCACAAACGAGTTGGTTCGAGCCATGATAGTCCATGATCCCTGATGTAATGGCAGTGCCCATCGGTTCATGACCCTCGTAACTCTGCCCTCTTCTTGTCTGGGGTAGAACTCTTTCTCTAGTCTGCCCGGTATGCGGTGGGAGATACCCATAGCAAGCTCCCAGACGCTCCGTGGTAAGCGGTACGACTGATTGAGTACCTCAACCCTATCTGTGCAGTTAATGAAGTCCTCGACGTCTACAGACGTCCAACGGTGGATAGCCTGATCATCGTCCCCTGCAATCAACACCTCGTCCGCATGTTCGGACATCTTTCTTACCATCTTCCATTGTAAAGGTGTAAGATCCTGCGCCTCGTCAACAATCAATAGATTTAAGTTCGGTGGCTCTGCGATGTCTATGTACTTGGCAATCATGTCAGAGAAATCCACACGGTTGGTTTTGGACTTGTATTCAAGCAATTGCTTTTCAATCTGCACAAGCTTGGAGAAACTCAAGTCGTGATCCTCCTCGTAGTTGAACTCAAAGTCCAGGTCAGACATCCGATAGACCGACCGCATAATAATCTGTAGGTACTTGGCTCCCGATCCTTTCATGCTTGGCATGGCTACCCCATCGTGCACGGACGTAGAATCTGCACCGTCGAAGTCTACGGCAAGCATCTCACCTAGTTTGGTAAAGTCTTGTTTGCTCATCACATCCTTTGGGGCCAGGCCCAACCCATGATACCCGGTCGCATGTAAGGTCTTGAAGTGTGGAAAGTCTTGCTTAGTAAGATTGAACTTGTCACAAGCTCGATCAATGAACTCACCTATCGCTTTGGTGGTAAAGGAGACCACACCAATTTGCGAAGGATGCACACCTTCTTCAAGCTTTGCCTGTACTCTTTCGATTAACGTATAAGTTTTGCCGCAACCTGGAGGTCCCAAGATTAGCGTAGCGTTATCAATCATCAGTACGGCGACCCTCTAGCCACTCGTCAATGTCCTGTCTGCTCCAACGACTGGCAGATCTTCGGGCGTCTCCATTGCCAAACTTGTATGGCTTCGGAAAGTTTCCCTCGTTTACCCACTTGTATATGGCGGACTCGGATACATCGAGCCAGTCAGCCACATCTTTGGCTTTCAAAAAATTAGAACGGTATTTCATTGTCCATCTCCTTTATAGGTATCGCTACCTCATCGTTCTCAAATGCCGGAACCCACCACACACGAACGGTGGTTCTTGATCCATCTTCTTTAGTTATATTCTTATGACCATGACATTCTCGGTCATCATTTAATTTCTTCAGCTGCTCTTGAACCTGTGCCCTTGTAAAAGCAGTGAACCTACGATTGTGTAAGAACTCCATCAGTCCTACCATAGTAAAAGACGTGTACCCCTCGTTGTCTGTGAACGGTTTACCCTGCAACAATTCTTCTGGGTGCAACGCTCTAATGCGACTGGTACAATACGCCTTGAGTAATGCTTTAAACTCACCACCCACCGTCAGTTCTTCTGGCACTTCCTGACTAGAACTCTCCGTCATTAACTTGTGGAGCAAAGCTTGCCATGCTCTAGGTTTTATAATTGGTGGCACCATCTGTGCTTGTTCCATGCAAGCCCTTTGAAACAGGCTTTGGGTCTGAAGCTGTTCCGTGTTTAGTTGTATTCTTTTCCCTGCCACTGTGAGAAAGTATAGCCTGGGTTCCGATAGTATCACCAGTAAGTTTCCTATCTCTGGAACCTCTGTTCCCGTGTCCCCGATGCCAAACTTCATGGACATGCAAAGTTCTTTGTCACAGTAACTTCTAAATGGTTCCTGTTCGCACGTATAAAAATATTCCTTTTTATCTAAACTCTTCTGTAATGCTAAAACTTCTTTGGCATCAAGCGGTGGAGAAAATAACTGTTGGTTCAT